AAAGCAGGAGATCAAATAATTGAACAACACCCACTCATTGACTTACTTAACAGACCCAATCCTTTACAGTCCTACACAGAGTTTTTTAATAGCTTATTTGGTTATGTGCTTCTTGGTGGTAATGCTTACATTCTTAAAGTAGGTGGCGTTACTGGAGCACCAAAAGAATTACATCAATTGAGACCTGATAGAATTAATATTAAAGGTAGCGGCAATTCTATACCTGATAAATATGAATATGTTATCAATGGTAAAATACAAAAAGTATATGAAGTTGACCAAGACAATGGTTTTAGTGAAGTTAAGCATGTAAAACTTTGGAATCCTTTAGATGATTATTATGGATTAAGTCCAATGAGTGCTGCTGCTGTTGAAGTAGACCAGTTTAATATGGCTAGTAAACATAATGTCAATTTATTGCAGAATGGTGCAAGACCAAGTGGTGCTGTAATATTTAAACCACAAGATGATTCAGGATTTGCAGTTAACCTTACAGAATCACAAAGACAACAATTGTTAACAGACTTAAACAACAGATTTAGTGGTGCAGGTAATGCTGGTAGACCAATGCTTCTTGAAGGTGACTTTGATTGGAAAGAAATGGGTTTAAGTCCAAAAGATATGGATTTCCATGCATTAAAGAACATGGCAACCACTGATATAGCTTTGTGCTTTGGTGTGCCCTCACAGCTTGTAGGTGTGCCTGATAGCCAAACTTATAGTAATGTAGCTGAAGCAAGACTTGCTCTATATGAAGAAACAATTATTCCGCATCTAAGAAAAATATCATCAGACCTGAATGAATGGTTAGTGCCTATGTTTGATGAAAGACTATCTCTTGAATTTGATATTGATTCTATACCTGCATTAGCTGAAAGAAAAAGAAAGACTTATGAAAATGTAACATCAGCAGTTCGTGAAGGCATTATGACGAGAAACGAAGCTAGAGAGATTATTGGATTAGAACCAATACAAGGTGCAGATGATTTGTATATATCAGCTACCTTATTTCCAATAGGAGATGAAAGTGTAGAAAAACCTGAAAATCCAGTTAATGAAGAAGATTTAGAAGATTATGATGAAGAAGAAATTGATAAAGAAATAGAATTTTTATTACAAGAAGAAAAAGCATTATCAGATATTAATACTGTACCTACTGATAGCATGGTTGCAGAAGCAAAACGTGGTTTAGCATGGCGTAAAGAACACAACAGGGGTGGTACTGCTGTTGGTGTTGCAAGGGCAAATTCAATCGTAGCAAAAGAAAACTTATCTATATCAACTATTAAAAGAATGTACAGTTTTTTTAGTAGGCATGAAGTAGATAAACAAGGACAAGGTTTCAGTCAAGGTGAAGAAGGTTATCCAAGTGCAGGAAGAATAGCTTGGGCTTTATGGGGTGGTGATGCTGGGTTCTCTTGGTCAAGAAAAAAAAGACAACAAATAATTACAGAAGAAGATAAAGAGTTTGCATTACAAAATCATATAGAAGTTAAAGAAGATGAAAAGGCTTTATCAGGTAAGGTTAAAGAAGCATTAAAGAAAAAAGTAGATGACCATAATGAAAAACATGGTAACAGTTCAACAAAGAAAGCTACATTAAGAATGTTAGAAGCTGTTTTTAGAAGAGGTGTTGGTGCATATAGAACAAACCCATCTTCTGTAAGACCAAGTGTAAGCAGTCCTGACCAGTGGGCTTATGCAAGAGTTAACAGCTTTTTAAGAGCATTATCATCAGGTAAGTTTAGAGGTGGTAAACATGACACAGATTTATTTCCTAAAGGACACCCATTATCTAGCAAATGAACCTAAATCAAAAAAGATTTAATACATTTATACAAGGTCGTATTAATGCAAGAAACGAAGCAAGACAACAACTTGTATTAAGAAACAATTTAGAAAAAAGATTTTACACAAGACTTAATACTCTATTTAGAAAGTTTGTTCGTGTTCAACTACACCTTTATAAAGAATATGGTATATATGAACCAGATATTGCTGTGCAGTCTTTAAATGAAGATTTAGTACCATTAATGATCTCGCATTATCGCAGAGTTTTTAGAGTCATATACAAACACAATGAAGATAGATATTATAAAGATAAAAAAGCTGTAAATGAAATTGATGTGTTTGGTAGGTCTCATGATTTTGAAGCACTAATAGAAAATTACTTTAAAACTAAACAACTTATATTGCTGGGCATATCTATGCGTATGGCAACAAAAATTAAAACATTTATAGAAACAGCAAGAGCAGATGGACTAACTTTACAGCAAATAGCAAAACAAACATCAGAGAAATTTCTACCATTAAGTAGAAGTAGAGCAGCACTTATAGCAAGAACAGAAACACACAATGCAGCATCATATGCTAATCATGCATATCATAAAACAGTTGAAGTTGAGCTTGGTGTAAAAATGAAAAAAAAATGGGTTGCAACAAATGATGCACGAACTAGGTCAACACATTCATCTGCAAATGGTCAAGAAGTAGATATGAATGAAAACTTTATTGTTGGTGGTACACAAATGGAATATGCTGGTGATTCTAAAGGTGGTGCTAGAAATGTTATAAATTGTAGATGCATCACAATCTATTCAGATGAACAAGATGTTGTGCTAGAATAGTACCTGATGTACTATATATAGATAAATGCCTATACCCAAACCAAAACTAAATGAGTCTAGGCGTAATTTTATAACAAGATGTATGGGAGATGACACTATGGCGAGTGAATATACTGATTCCGAGCAACGATTAGCTGTCTGTACTAGCGAGTACGATTCAAACAAAGAAGATTCTATTCAGAATGATGAAAAACACATAAGAGCAGTTGAAGAAACAGATGACTCTTATATTATTGAGTTTGGTAAAAGCAAACCTGATTCTGAAGAAACTGAAGATGATATGGATTCTAAAGAAGTAGAAAAAGAATCTATAGAGATCAAATCCAGTATTAAAGCCTACAATGATGATGAAGAAGATAAGAACTATGGAACATTTGAAGGTTATGGTTCTGTTTTTGGAAATAAAGACTTAGGTAATGATGTTATAGAAGCTGGTGCATTTGCAAAATCTTTAAAAAGAAGAAAACCACAAAATGTAAAACTCTTATATCAACATAAATCTGATATGCCTATAGGTGTATTTGATGAGATAAAAGAAGATGCACATGGTTTAGTTGTTAAGGGTAGATTAGCTCTTAAAACACAAGCAGGTGCTGAAGCATACGAATTATTAAAAATGGGTGCATTAGATGGTCTATCAATAGGCTTTAGAGTAAACCCAAAAGAAGTTTCATACGATAAACGTGGTAACAAACGTATTATCAAAGAAGTAGATTTGATGGAAGTTTCGTTAGTAACCTTTCCCATGAACCCTCAGGCAACTGTTCGTTCAGTGAAAGGCGAAGAAATTTCTATTAGAGAGTGGGAAAATGGAATGCGAGATGCTTTCAGTCTTTCTCGTTCAGAAGCAAAGATGGCTGCAAAAGCAGTCACTGATGCATTCGGTCAACGTGATGTTGATACAAATGTTGAATTGGTAGAAGCCATAAAGAACTTAACTTTAACCTTAAAATCTTAATAGGAGATTATTATGTCGGAAGATATAAAAAATGCTATAACAGACTTAGGTCAAACTTTTGAAGAATTTAAAAAAGTAAATGACCAAAGACTAGAGCAGATTGAAAAAGGCGAAAGTACAGCATTAGTGGATGAGAAATTAGCTAAGATGGAAGCTAAGATGGATTCTTATGAAGAAATCAATCAAAAACTAACAACTGCTGAACTTAACGCTGATAACATCAAAAGCCAAATTGAGAAACTAGAGACAATCGTAACACGACCAAACTCAGGTTTTGAATCTAAGCAAGTAGATGAATATATGGGTGCATTTGACACTTACTGTAGAAAAGGACTGGAAGGTCTTGACCCAGTAGAGAAGAAAGCATTAACAGTCAGTAATGACTCAACTGGCGGATATTTAGCACCACCTGAGTATGTGAGAGAATTGTTAAAAACAATTACTGAAATCTCACCTATCAGAAGTATTGCTAGAGTTCGTTCTACTGGTGCAAGAAGCATACAAGTTCCTAAAAGGGATGGACAGTTTTCAGCACAGTGGGTATCAGAAAGTGGCACAAGAAGTGAAACTACTGGTTGGCAAGTAGGACTTGAAGAAATCCCTGCACACGAAATGTATGCATTAGTGGATATCTCTGAGCAAGACTTAGAAGACACAGTATTTGACTTAGAAGCAGAAATGCAATCAGAATTTGCAGAGCAATTTGCAAAAGCTGAAGGTACTGCTTTTGTTACTGGTGATTCAGTAGGCAAACCACATGGATTTATGGACCACTCAGGTGTTAGTTCTGTAAATTCAGGTGATGCTGATGAAATTACTGCTGATGGACTTATCTCATTGGTACACAACATCAAGTCTGATTATTCTAGAAATGGAACTTTTGTATTTAACAGAACTACATTAGCTAAAATAAGAAAACTTAAAGATACTGCTGGTCAGTATGTGTTCCAAGCAGGAATGTCTTTACAGGGTGGTGTTACTAACACTATTCTTGGGCAGCCTTATGTTGAAGCTACAGATATGCCAAGTGAAGGTGCTAACACTTTCCCAGTTGCATTTGGTGACTTCAGAAGGGCTTATATGATTGTTGACAGAGTTAACTTAGCTGTTCTAAGAGACCCATTCACACAAGCTACTACTGGTAATGTAAGATACATTGCTAGAAAGAGAGTGGGTGGTCAAATAGTACAAGCAGAAGCTATCTCTAAACTTAAATGTTCTACTTAAGGGGTAAATTATGCAAGATTTAACACATAATATTGTCGTAAGTAATTCAATTATCAATGCTGTAAAAACTGCTGCTGCCAATGGCACTGGAGTAGATTTGAAAGGCTTTGAAGAAGCAACTGCAATTGTAGATGTTGGAGCAGAAGGAGATACTCTTTCAGGTTCAGTCTACTTTGAAGTTTCATTAGAGCATTCTGATGATGACTCAACATACACTGATTGTGTACAAGCTGATGTTATCAATGGAACAATTGCTGCTGGTGGAATTTGGTTGAAACTTGATGGTACTACAGGTGGAGACCCTGATACCGCAGGTGGAGATTGGCAGATTGGTTATGTTGGTGGTAAAAGATATTTGAGATTGGTACTGGCTAAAACTGGAACTCATACAAATGGAACACCTATTAGTGGCGTGATTGTAAAGAGCAGACCTCGTGTTGCTCCTAAGTCAAACACTATCCATAACGCTTAATTGAGCAAACTTTGGGGGGATTCATTTCCCCCCTTTTTAGGTAAATAAAAATGACAAGAAAATTTAAAATAATAGTTCCAAAACCAGCATCAAGTAATGAGAAAGGAACTGAAGTAAGACTTTATAAAGCTAATGAGATCATTGATTCTCAAGGTGCATGGCAAGATTCAGTCATGGACACATTTATTAATAATGGTTGGGCTATGGAAGTTAAAGTAGATTCTGTTGAAGAAACACTAGATGTTGAAGCAGAAGTTAAAGAAGTTAAAAGAGCAAGAAACGAAAAAGGTCAATTACAAGCAGATGACCCATCAACTCCTGATGTAAACGAAGCATGGGAAGATGGAGAAGCTCCAAAGGTAACTACTGCAAAAAAGAAAACTACTAAAAAGAAAACAACAAAGAAAGCATCTTAATAAATTCTTTGTTATGATTAACGAAGCAGAAGCTATATGGTAGATACCATGCAATTTATAGGAAGTTTTTATGAGTGCAGGATATCATCATTTTATTATAGAGCAGGGAGCAACATTTGGTCAGACTCTCACGCTTAAAGATTCAGCAGGAGCAGCAGTAAGTCTTATTGGTTTTACTGGTGCAATGTCA